GTCATAATCAAACACGAAGATAAGGGAAATTAGAATCAACAAGTCCAGGAACTGCAGAACTCGTTACTTTGAGTTGAGTTCCGTCATCATACCAACCATCAGTAGAAGAATCATAGACGAGAACCTCTCTGTCGAGTTGATTCTTGTCGAGAGTCTGAATCATCTGGAGGAGTTGTTGGTAGGTCATGGAATCCTCTTGAACAATGTCAGTATTGCAGGGGATGGGGGGAAAGTCAACCCCCCTGTGTGCCAGTTGTCAGATCGTCACTCCTCGAACAGTTCACGAATTTTCATTTGAATAGTGTGAGAGATCAGGTGTTCATCTTCTCCGTGATCTTGAAACTCACAGATTGCATCGAAGATTGCATCCCACTCAGTTTCGGTGAAGAGTTGGCGATAGACTCGCTTGGAGAGTGCGTCTGCCATGGGGTTGGTGTCTCAGGAACAAAGGTAATGTAGAACGGATTGAGGGTGCCAGAGGCACCCGATGTGCCAGTGCTCAGAGTGTCACATTGCTGTTGACAAACTCATTCCAGGTTTGCTCATTCTCATCCTCTTCATCCCTCATCTCAGGGATGTCGAAGATCTCACCAGGAGCATCTGCAATTTCAGACCAAAGATCGGTGTCGAAGTCCATGATTGGTGTGGTTATGAACAAGGGAATTGTAAAACCAAAAAAGGGGGCGTTGCCGCCCCCCTGTGCCAGTTGTCAGACCTCCACAAGGGTCTTGTCGGAACGAATTGCCTTGTTGACAAAACGACCAACCGAACCCTCAGGATCAGAAATCACTTGCTCCAGAGAAGCAACAAAGTTGCTAGGATCTTGAGCGCGATAGGTGTACTCCTTATCACCCGAAGTGTAAGTGATGTTCACCAGATCTTCGTTGATGCTCATGTTGGAGATCGCGGAAGAGTTCACATTAAATTGACGAGTCATTGTTCCTTTATGTTAGTGGACAATTGGCACTGGATTGTGCCAATAGGGCGAGCGGGACTTGAACCCGCACGAGCATAACGCTCAACAGATTTTAAGTCTGGGGTGTCTACCAATTCCACCACCGCCCCTGGTGATGAGACGATCATAACACGGAGTGCCAGGGTCGTCAAGTGCTGGTTGTGGGGATCGAACCCACCTCACATCGATTATGAGTCGATTGCATTCGCCAGATTGCTAAACCAGCATAGGATGGGTCTCAACGCCCTGTCAAGACCCTTGTGACAGTTCTTATGCCGTCACATAGTTAGGAATCTCTACGAGTTCCACAGGTGCCTTATAGTTGATCTTATAGCACTTCCAATTATCGTCGAGATTGTACAGATAAGCATACTCTTCGCAAGAATTGCCAGAAACAAACTCATCGAAACTAGTATGAGTAGGATCTTCACCATCACCACGTTCCGAATGGTAGAGTGGTTGAGGTTCACGATCATTATCATACTTTAGATAACCTGCAGCATCACAGATGTATTCTCCATTCTCATCACGAAGAGGACAAGAATGATCCCAGGTGCCACGAGTACGCAGTGAACTCATACTACCACCGTCAATGAGTTCTTCTACATCTTCACGGTTCAAATAGTGTTGAACCAAAGTTTTTCCATTGCCCTCAGGATAACCATCCCAATGGCAGTAAGCACTTACCACCGTGTGATCAGGAAGTTCGATGCCGATGCGTGAGCGGGTTCCCATGGTGTGGTCCAGGTGTTGAACTCGTTCAATGTAGCACGGGACCTTTCAGATCCGCAATACCACAGTGTGCCAGTTCAAAAAGTGTCATATCAGAATAAGTTAATGTCCACTTTAGGTAGTAACAGATCCTCAAGACGTTTTAGATTATTATAATCATTCATATTTTTTGCTTCATTATTTAAATCAAAAATAGGAATTCCACTTTTTGTGTTAAAGAATCCATAAGAATCCAATCTTGCTTTATGAAGACATGTTACTTCTTCATCATTTCGAGTGACTGTTTTGGTATAATACACCCACTCCTCATCAACATAAAACTTCATAAGAATTAATAATCAAAAAGATCCTTTTGTTCTTTAATTTCTACGCATACACACTCGTCACCTTCTAATTTGAGTGCTTCACACCAATCCACATTTTCTAGGTCTAGATCTTCATAACACTCTAAATCCAAAGTAACAGTTACCCTACGCTTTTGTACTAACATAAGAATCCGATGCGTCGTGTACTAGATTCTATCATGCATAATGGCGATATGCAAGATCTTGATAATCTTGCCCATCTCGTGCATAATCCTCGTCGAGATCTAATGTGCCTATTTCGGCGTATGCATCCTCGTCGAGATTATAATCGTTACTGAATGTGTAATCGAGATCGTAATCGTCGTACATAATCCTCGTCGAGATTGTGTGTAACTTGGGTTATTATAGCATAAACCTCGACGCAATGCAATATCTCGTCGAGATTCTCATAAGAATATATATGTCTTATATTATAAAATGTTACGTATTTATAACATTTATGAGTCTTGTGCCAGTTTTTTTAGTGTCCTGGGGCTTGACAAACTGCGCGTCTTATGATACGCTCGCCAAACTTGCATAAGAATCGAACATTTATAAGAATTTAAGAAATATTATCAATATCATACCTTATTGATTCTCAATAATAAAAAATAATTGAGAATGTTATAAAATACACACATATATTTAATCTAACATTAACCATTTGTATCATACGATAACATCTTTATAAAATACGGTGTTATCTAGCATATTTTAATCGTTATGTACAATAAATAAACACTGTTATCTATTATATAAAATGAGCAGAGGAATCATCTATCTCATCTCAAACAAAGAAAATGGACACAAGTACATAGGACAAACAAACCTAGCAATGAATAAGATATGGCAACAACATATTAAAGAATCATTGCAAATGAGTAATAAACCATTACATCGTGCTATGCGTAAGTACGGTAATCATAGATTCGGTATTCAGGAGATAGATGAATGTGATGAAAGTTTATTGAATGAAAGAAAAGAATATTGGATAGAACACTACAATACACATGAGAACGGATACAATACAATCAATAAAGATAAGATTATACCTCCACCTAAACCACAACCTCTGCCTATTATAATACCACCTACAAAAGAAAAATCAGATCCATGGGGATCTCTTACAGAAAAGAACAGAGGTAATGGTAAACATTGTGGACTCAAAATAAGAGGTAAGAACTTAGAAACTGGATTATGTACTGACTATGAAAATGCACGTATGGCAGCACTATCTCTTACAGGTGATGCAAATAAAAACAGTAACATTCTACTTGCAGCAAGAACAAATAGAACAGCATACGGACATAAGTGGCAACTATTAGAAGAGAAATCTAAAAAGAAATCAATATTTGGTGTCAATAAAAAAACGGGGTTAATTGGTCCCCGTCATGAATCAATTGCAGATGCTGTACGATCTATTTGCCCTGGAGTAAGTACTACAGGAATTGTTAAAAGTCTACGCAATCCTGGTAAGTTTGGTTGGAAAGGTTATTACTGGTTTTATGGTTAAACAGTATAACGTCCTTGTTCACGGTTCAAGAATCTTCTGAGTTTTCTGAGTCTGGGATTCGTGAGTTTTTGTTGGACCGTTTGATATAAATCGTCCTCACGTCTCGTCTCTTCGTATTTCTTTCTTTGAACACTTTCTTGTGTTTGTGTTTTCTTCTTTAATGGATCAATATACTTCTCTCTAAATCCTGGTGGAGGAGGAGATGGGATAATGGGTTTTGGTGCTTTGAATGGTTGATAGGGAGATGCCTGTTCCAGGAACTGAAAGAATGTTTTCATTTTCTTTTTGTCTGTGTTTTTGATCTTTTTTCTTTACCCTTTGCTCTGACCGTTGGTTGAGGATTACGATCAATTGACTTATTCGCAGTTTCTTTGTCCATCATAATATAAGATCCTTGTGGTTGTCCTTCTCTAGGAGTAAATCCACCATGTGCATTTGGAACTCTGACAACTTTTGCACCTTGTTTAAATGCTGATTTTGCCTGATCAGGAGCACTGGTCGGTTTTCCTTTTTTATCGGCAATATCTTCATCAGATGCAGATGCCATCCAAGATTTGATATTTTTACCAAAATCTCTTGGTGAATCTGTACTCACCATTTCTGGATTTACTACTTTCAAATTGACTCTTGAATGTGAATAATCAGATCCAACTCTAGATGATGGTGTCGTATAAACAATATCCTTTCTTTCATCTGGATGATAGGTTCCTGTGGATGGGGAATCTTGGAATCCAGATCTCATAATTTCATCTTTATTAGATGCAGTCGTATAATGTGCAGTGCGAAGAACTCTCATTCTTCGTGCTTCATCAAGAAATTTTGAGAAGGTTTTCATTGTATGTTTTTGAAATATTTATGGTTCCCATAAAAAAAGAGGGTCGTGTACCCTCTTTAATAGTATACATGGGGGAAGGGGATCAGGCAGCACTACCTTGTGACACTTCCTGAACTGTCCCAATTTGACTCAATTCTTCAATAAGTTCAATAATATCATCTTTTTTAATGACAACCATTTCATTATTGAGATTATATTGGGGAACTAATTGCAGTGTAAGATCTAAGATCGCAGATGTGAGTTTTTCTTCTGTATCTGCACCCTGTTCATGACGTGCATTCCAAATGGAATTCATTAAATTCTGCGCTCTTTCGGTCATTTTCGTAAATGGTTTTTCTTGATTTTATAAATTCTAATTCTTTCCACTGATTTCTATAGCAGATGATGAGTAGTCTTTCATTTCTGTGAAGAGAGCAATGAGAATAATTGACATCATCTTTTGGTCTAACCATCGATTCTATGGTAATATATTCCCCATCTTTATCAAGATAATATACCCATCCTTCGACATCTTTTACCCACTTCACATAGTCGTTTAATTTTGGACAATAACTCATGTTGTACCAATTCCAACTGTAGAAATTCCAACTAAAGAAAGACTTTCCAACATACTTTGAATTTGAATATCTTTTTCAGACATAACTTGATTCATAGATTCAATATGTCGGTCTTTCATATCTATTTGACCATTTAAAAGAGAAACCTGAGTGGTTAACTCCTCTATTTGTCCTTTAAGTTGGTAATAGTCGTGCATTTTATCATGAAATGCCCTCTTAAATTGAAGATTCAGATTAGCAACTTCATTTTCATAGTGAGCACTATAATGTTGAATTGCTTGATCAAGTAATTCAAGATGGTGCTCACAATTATCAAATCCAAAAGAAGTTACTTCTGCACCAATTTGCATACTAATTGATGTTGTTGCTAAACCAACTACAGTACCTATCATGTGAATAAATTATTTTAATTTGTTTTTGTACAAATATATGTATGTCAAGTAGTAAATGTATCAACAATACGTGAATTCTCTTCATTTACAAGAGCAAATTTATGAGCATTGACTACCCGATCCATAATTCTAGAGTCGTGCTCCGATTCATAGTCATCGCGCCAATCAAGTAACAGATCATGACATTCGTTATCATTTTCTGCAATAACGCTGATTACTCCACCATATTCTGAGGAAGGAAAAGGAATCCAATAATCAACCAGATAGATATACTTCATTTGTTTTTGTAAATTACTCCTCAATTCTATGATAATGTTTGGTACTTGTCAAGAGGTGATACTGTCTTTGAAGTTCATACTTCACTGGCAATAGATGAGAACTAATAAATGCACTATACTGTCCATCTTTTGTTAGGTTCAATAAATTGTCAATTTGCATTTGTGCAATAATCAGTTTAGATTCTTGATTCATACGAATTCTGCCATGTAATAATCAACAGTTACTTCAAGTTCTGCTGCTTTTTCTTCATAAAAACTTTCCGTATACTTTCGTGCTTCTTCCCACTTTTGATGAGAATCAATTTCACCTTCAGCATGAATCATAAAATCTTCAAAAGCATTGATAAATTGTAGAATTTCTTCGTCATTCATGGTATTACCTCAATAGATGGGTGTACTTGATTGCTATTTTGATTTATCAATGGGTGAATTGACCATCCAATGATAGTAAAAATAACAAAAATAGCAACATTGATTGGACTAAAGAAAGATTTCATCCCCATGCCTCCATGTATTCCATAAGAGTAAACTCTTCATCAGTCTGAGTTTCCTCAACCAACTCATCATAGTTCATTTCTTTGAGCATCACCAAATACTCTTCAGGAGTAGGATCCACATCAGGGTCAAAATCATCATGGCAAAGAAAGACATACTCATTGTAGAGTGCTTCGATCAGTTGTTCTTTAGTGAGGATCATTGTCTTTGTTGAGATTGTCAAACCAAGGTGAAAAGAGTGCTATCAGCGCCCACACCACACTAGCAGAAATGATGAGAACGTATATCATCGGGGATCTCCCGTGTACCCACATAGTATAGCACCATATGCGACCAAAAAGCAAAAATGGGACACTTTAAAAAGCGTCCCACGGATTTAAAGTAATCTTCTCGGTAGAGAAAAATTATTAAATTTTATTGGATTTTTGAAGTCATTGTATTTTTGATATAAAATTGATTCTTCTGTACGCGCTTCTATTTCATGGGGTTGGTCATCATAATCATACTGATCAACGTCTTGATCACAATAACAAAGTTTTCCCCTCCTCAATTTAAGTGTTCCATTCACCCATTGTTTGAGGTGGACAAATTCATGTAACAATGTTTTCGTATACAATTCTTTGTCCATGTAAGTATCAAGTTCAATCAAAAATTGGCGTGGTCTACGATTGTTGTTAGCAGTATCGCAAAATCCATAAACATGTTCTCTTTTTAGACCACGATGCCATATTTCAACATCAATTTTATACCTTGGAAAATACGTGTTTAAAAACCAAGTTGATATGTCCTCGCAAAGACGCTTGCTATAACCGTATCCATGATGATAAATGACAGACATGATAACCAATGCAAAAACCAAACAAAACTACTAATAAAGATCAATTTTTCTTTTACTGTCATGAATCAATTCAATCGTCGTATACTTTACATTCAGAAGCATCAGGATGAGTGTCACAATATAGTTCCAGTGGTGTAGGATCGTGTGACTCTCCAGGATGATTCTCTTTATACGCTTTCAGTGCTTCTAACTCTTCCTCAGTATGTCTCCTTGCCTGTGGAGAAATAGTTGGGTCATTCAGAAGATCTTCATCCTTCTGAATGTGCTTGTCGATGTTTTCCATTGTTTTGTAACGTGATGATAATATTTATTTTGTTAATCGCTCAATTTAGAACCTCTCCAGTTCTTAGGAGCAGGATCTGCACATTTACCTTCAAGACTTCTTACCATGAGTTCAGCAAACTTTTCCATTTTTTGTGAGGAAACAGTCTGCGGTGCATAACTAATTGCTTCTTTAAGTGCCACTAATTCATTCCATTCTTCTTCAGTGAGAATTTCTGTGCTTGTTTTTGGAAGAGTCATAGATCCCTTGCTGTACAACTTCAATGTTAGCATTCCAATACCATACTATCTAGAAATTTAATATTTTCTTTGGGATCGTGTAACATTACTTAATGAAGTTATCAAGAGACTCTAGATCATCTTGTAGATCTTTTTCTCTTTTCTTATCATGATAATAAGACCAGAGAGCGTTGTGAGCATCCATAAGATTGTCAATCCAGAAACCAGCGGGATATATTCCTAGAGCATCCATAACTCCTCGATGACTAGTTCCTTCACTTTCTGCTTTGCACATAATATAACAGATTGCTTGAACCATGTCAAGTTTATCTGATTCAGAAAGCATAAAATACTTTCCTACTGCACGTTGCTTCGCCTCTTCATTCTGTTTCTGCAATTGTTTATGGGCATCAGAATCCCACCACTCTTGTAGTGCTTTACCAAGTTCGTTAGATTCAGTCATCTTTACCAAAGATTGTTCCAAAGAACCCAGAATCTCCTGGTTTGCGTTCTTCCAATTTGTCTAAAATAGAATCAGTGCTTTGCATAGATTCAATACGACTAATCAGGTCTGCAATTACACTGCAAACCATCGGACGTTCTTGACGAGCAGCATATGCTAGTGCATTACGCAGTGCTGCTTCTGCTTCATCAAGTGATTCTTTTACAGATTGAGATAATGCCATAATCAGAATGCCTTTGCAATTTCTTTAAGAAGAATGTTATTAATCATTTTAATCGGTCCTCACATTTTTTGTAAAAAGTTCCGTTGACATAGCAGGATTTACCTGGTTCATAGTATTTTACCACATGTGGGTTAGAATGTCTAGGGTTGCAATATTCACCTTGACTATTCATAAAGTTATCCGCACACAGTCCCATCAAAACTGGTGCTAATAGTTTTATTGTATACATTATTCTTTAATCCAGAAACCATCAGCAGTCATAGTCCACCCAGCAGCAATCATTTTATCATGAGTCATTGGTTCTTTCTCAATCTTTTTAAGAAGATAAGAACCATCACCTTGATCTATCCATTCTATACTATCACCTTCTTTAAGGTTTGCTGCCTCCAGAAGATCATCGGGGAAAGTTACGCAATATTCATCCTTACCAGTATCTTCATCTCTGACTTCTTCTACGGGAAGAACCCAAGTTTTTTTATTAAAAGGATTTACTCTATTTGGATCATTACGTGTATAATCATAATAATATTTGGAATGCTCAGCATCAAGTTTTGCA